TATCTTTATCGTTCTCTTTACAAATCTACTGGTGGAGTTGAACCTGATGAAGCTATGAAAGTGTGGCGTAAAGAAAAGACCTACGAAATCAATGGCATGGGATACGATGCTCTGTACATGATTTCTTCCAGTGATCTGTCAGTAGACACCACGCTGACAGTTGAGGAAGAGGCCACTGCTGCTGACATCGGACGGGCATTCCGTACTATGCTCAAGAAGAAGACGACGAACAAAAAGCTTCTGTCGTCCTTCGCCACTCTGGTGGCTTGAATTTTTTCTTCTGACATGATAAAATTTGAAAAACATTATTCACTGAAACAATGATCTCCATTCAATCTGCTATAGAATCAAATAACATTCCAGTCCTTCTTGAATATCTTTCGGACTATGCAGAATCAAATCGAATTTATTATAAAGGAAATCTAGTAAATCCTAAAAATTCAGTTTGCTTTCGTGGTATTCAACAATTTTTGGAAGAACATAATGTATACACTAAACAATTAGCAAAAGAAATGTCGGATTTTGCTCATAAAAATCTTGAAGATATTGAACAAATTTGTCCAAAATTTTCTAAAACTTATAAAAAAGCTATTCAAAGAAAAAGAAAAATTAAAAAACAAAAAGATAAAGTAGTAGAAAATAATTTAATTACATATTTTGAAGAAAATCCTTCGGAAAATTATGTCAAAAAAGAATCAGTAGATTCAATTGATTCTGAAGTAGAAAAAATTCTAAAGCTTGCCGCCAAACTAAATGCCAAGACATTCAAGTTTGGTGATTGTGAAGTCACTTTTTAAACCGTCCACCGAAGGCTCCACAACCACCAATCCACCTGCTACACTTATTTCATCCACAAAGGAGATTACTCATCATGGCTCGTAAAGCAAACATTGAACAAGAAGCTCTCGTCGCTTACATTTCCACCCACTTCGGCGAAGACTTCGGCAGCAACGCTGTAATTGCTGCTGCCGATGAATTCGGTAGTTCTTATCCCACCATTGCCAAGCGTCTTGAGCAATACAAGACTGGTCATGGTCGTTGGAACCTGACTGCCCAAGATATTGAAAACACTTACAACGCTCCTGCTGCCGAACCTGTCGAGCAAGCAGTTGAGCATGTTGTGATCCACCGTGAAAACCTGATTCCTGATAAAGATGCTAACTTCGTCAGCTTTGGTAACTTTAGTGATGTTAAGAAAATTATTTCTTCTGGGATTTTCTATCCTGTGTTCATCACTGGTATGTCTGGCAACGGTAAAACTTTCGGTGTGGAGCAAGCTTGTGCTCAACTGAAGCGTGAACTGATTCGTGTCAACATCACCATCGAGACTGATGAAGACGATCTGATCGGTGGCTTCCGTCTGATCAATGGCGAAACTGTGTGGCACAACGGTCCTGTGATCGAAGCACTTGAGCGTGGTGCTGTTCTGCTGCTTGACGAAATCGACCTTGCTTCTAACAAGATCCTGTGTCTCCAGTCCATCCTTGAAGGTAAGGGTGTGTTCCTGAAGAAGACTGGTCGTTATGTCAAACCCACCGCTGGTTTCACTATCGTTGCCACTGCTAACACCAAAGGTAAGGGCAGTGATGACGGTCGTTTCATCGGCACCAACGTTCTGAACGAAGCATTTCTTGAGCGATTTGCTCTCACCTTTGAGCAAGACTATCCTGCTCCTAAGACTGAGCAGAAGATTCTCCAGAAGCTTTCTGTCAAACTTGGTTGCCTGGATGAAGAGTTCTGTGAGAAGCTTGCTTCTTGGGCAGATATCATTCGCAAGACTTTCAAGGAAGGTGGCGTTGATGAAGTGATCAGCACTCGTCGTCTGTCTCACATCATTCGTGCTTACAGCATTTTTGGCAAGCGTATGAAAGCGATTCAAGTTTGCGTGAATCGTTTCGATGACGAAACCAAGTCCAGCTTCATGGAACTGTACGACAAGATTGATGCTAGCATTGGTGCTGATGCTGATGCCCAAACTGAAACTGAGGTAAATGAAGAAGCCTGAGTTTCACGGTTACATTGGTAACATTGCCGTCCTTCGGGACGGTAGTTCCGTCAGGATTCTTGGCGGACACAATTCAAAACTTTTCGTGAAGACACTTGACGGAACAATCAAAGAGTGCTATCATGAAGATCTACAGTATGTAACGGAGGAATGAAAATGCAATGGAAGTACAATGAGGATAAGATCCTCAAGGATGTCGAGGATTATGTAGTCAGCACTTACCATGGACACTACTGTGGTGACGAAGATGGATACGCTGACATTCAAACAATTGATTTGATGGCAGCAAAGAAACTTGCCGCTGGATTTTGTCAAGCAAATATCCTTAAGTATGGATCTCGCTACGGTGATAAGGATGGTCGTAACAAGCGGGATCTTATGAAAGTGATTCACTACGCTATGCTACTGCTTCACTTCGATAGTCACTACACCCGCACTCAAAACGGTCTCCAGGAGTTTAAATGAGTACAGTATCTATTTCGCAACAAACAATGATGGTGCTTAAAAATTATTCCACCATCAATGGATCTATTCTTATTCGAGAAGGATCTCAATTGAAAACTATTAACATCGGTGAGAATCTTATTTCACAGTATGATTGCGAAGAAGTGTTCCCACAAACGTTTGCAATTTATGATCTCAATCAATTTCTTGCTGGCATTTCTTTGTTTCAAGATCCAGTTCTAGAGTTTGCTAACGCAGAATATCTTACGATTCGTGGAGATGGACGTAGTGCAAAATACTATTTTTCTGATCCCGAAATTACTTTGAAGACTGCCCCTGATCGCAAGGTCAATTTTCCAGGTGCTGATATTGAATTTTCTATTAGCAAAAGTCAGTTGGAAGCACTTGGTAAAGCAGCGAATGTCTATGGCATTCCTGATCTGGTATTCAAATCATCTGCTGGTGGTACTGTATCACTGAACCTATGTGATCGAGAAAACGAAACTAGTAATGTTTATTCCCAGGAAATTTTGGGAGACAATACTGGTGAGTATGAGTTGACAATGAAGATGGAAAATGTTAACCTTGTTCAGGGAGATTATGATGTAAAAATTTCCAGTAAACTAATTACTGAATGGAAACATACCCGCCTCCCTCTCGTCTACTACATTGCTCTTGAACCTTGATGAATAAGAAATTTTTGTGGGTGGAAGAATATCGTCCTCATACTCTTGAGGATTGTATTCTTCCAGTGAATATTAAAAACTCCTTTAAAGGATTTATTGAGCAGAAAGAAATTCCAAATCTTCTGCTCTGTGGCTCTGCTGGTGTAGGCAAGACCACTGTTGCTAAAGCAATTTGTGATGAGATCGGCGCCTCCTACATCGTGATCAACGGATCTGATGAGGGGCGCTTTCTCGACACCGTTCGGAACAAGGTCAGGCAATTCGCCACAACTGTCTCACTGACCTCTGGAGCAGCCCACAAAGTCGTCATTATTGACGAGGCTGACAACACCACTCAGGATGTCCAGCTCTCGCTCAGGACGGCTGTGGAAGAGTTTCATGGCAACTGTCGATTCATCTTCACCTGCAACTTCCCAAATAAAATCATTCAACCATTGCACTCACGATGCACTGTAATTGATTTTAAGATTAATAATNCNGAGGTTGATAAACTTCAGGCGAAGTTCTTTGTTCGTTTGAAAAATATTCTTGACGAGAATACAATTGAATATGACGACAAAGTTTTGATCAAACTGATTAGACGTTATTATCCAGATTGGAGGAGGTTGATTAATGAAGCACAGAGACACAGTGCCAACGGACGGATTGATTCTTCTGTTCTTGTTGACATTGCCGACATTAATCTGGATGATTTGGTTCGGGCGTTAAAGAACAAAGAATTTACGACAGTTAAGAAATGGGTTGTTGATAACATTGACAACGATCCAGCTATCGTAATGAGAAAACTTTACGACTCTCTTTATGATACTCTTAAAGGTTCTTCTATTCCAGAAGCTGTTTTAATTATTGCCAAATACATGCGAGATATTACAGTGGTTGCTGACCAAGAAATCAATCTTCTTGCTTGTCTAACTGAAATTATGATGGGGTGTGAATTTAAATGAATAATTTTCAATCTGAAAGCAAAAAATCTGGAGATGAATTTGAATTTCTTGTGGAACAAGATCTTGTTAATAGGGATGGAATCATAGTTGGCAAAGATTATTGTGTAAAAGAACTTGGAATAGAGCTGGATTACATTGCTGATTTGCCAACTAGAACGGAATATGTTGAAGCAAAGGGTGGGAATCCTGGTGGCAAAAAACGTCCAGGAGCACAACGAACTGATAATGTTAAAAAAGCTGTGTGTAATGGTGCTCTACTGAAACATCTTTATAAGTCAGCATATTATGTAATCTATTTTTCTGCCCCCCCGAAACCAAATAGTTATTCTCACAACATGATATTGACTGCTCTGGAAGCTGGCTACGTTGATGAGGTTCGTTATCTATGAAAGTAAAAACTACTCCAGAGAATGTTCGTGAGGCTAACGAGGGATTGTTTCGTTCTACAATGAATTTACCTGAGGCTGCCTATCATTGTGGTATGACTCAGAAAGAAATGAAAATGACTTTCCGAGAATATTTAAAATATCATAAACCAGATTGGGACAGTGCAAAAACTGTCCCCGTCGCACCTTTATCAGAAAGTTGCTTTGCTACTATTGATGAAACCCAANGAGGATTTTGATTATGAAATGCCGTGTGAAACTTTATGTCGGTGGTCGTGTTTTCTATGAAGATGTGATTGCTACTAATTATCAAGATGCAAAAGAAGTTGCTCTTGCTCGCAATCCTAATGCAACTGTTATGGGTGTTACCGCTATTTTTGAATGAAGTACGAATTAAAAGATTATTTAAACTCTATTAACCAAACAAAACAGAAAATTCTTGATGATGATCAGGAAGCAGTGAAGAGTTATCCCCCATTTATTATTAATAAATGTCTTTCTTCATTTACAGATGCAATTTTATATGCAAATGAAATGAATAAAAATGCTCATCTTCCCAAGAAGATGCAATTTGACTTTTTTATAAATAGTTTGAAGCCAAGGAAGAGGTTTTCTCCCTGGGTCAAAAAACAAACTTTAGAGCATCTTGAATTGGTGAAAGAGTATTATGGCTATAGTCATACTAAAGCTCTGGAAGCCTTAGAGATTCTCACAACTGAACAACTTGTAGCAATTAAAAAGGCATTGAATAAGGGTGGAACAAAATGACAGATGATATTGTAATTCAGTGGCAACAATCTGATATGGTGGAGGTTTCTCTGGCTGAGCCAGATGACTTTTTGAAAGTCCGTGAAACCCTTACGAGAATCGGTGTTGCTTCTAGGAAAGAAAAAAAGATTTATCAATCTTGCCATATTCTTCATAAGCAAGGTAGATATTATATCGTTCATTTCAAAGAACTATTTGCTTTGGATGGCAAACATACTAATCTTTCGTTGAATGATGTTCAGCGTAGGAATCGTATCATTCAATTGCTTTCAGATTGGGGTCTGATTACTGTAACAACTCCTGAAAAAATTGAGGACGTTGCTCCACTCAATCAAATTAAAGTTCTTGCCTTTAAAGAAAAGGATGAATGGACTTTGGAAAGCAAGTATAATATCGGTCGGAAGAAAACCGAAGTCTGATGAGAACAGTCAAGGTTCAGTTTCTCACACCAGAAAAAACTATAGTGTGGGTAACAATACCTTGGGGCAAAAAACATCTTGATTGGTATCGCAACAGAGGGTATATTATACTAATGACCGAACAATAATAGTGGGGTTTACGACACCCCACTATTTTTGTTTGTGTGCTAAATTATATTAGACGCCTTCGGGGTCTTAAACACTCGCTTATTAAAGGAGAACTACCAATGACTAAATACACTTGGGATGCTTATTCCCCATTTTCTGTAGGGCTAGATGATATTTTTAATCGTCTGGATGCTATGTCTGGTCACACAACTAGCTACCCTCCATATAACTTAATCAAGAATGACAATAGTAATTACGAGATTGAGATTGCTCTTGCAGGATTTAAACCACAGGAAATCGAAGTCTCAACAGAACAAAATATTCTCACAGTTACCAGCAAAGTTGAGAAACGAGATTCTGAACGAACATACCTACACAAAGGGCTCTCCAAACGTTCTTTCAGAAACACCTGGCAATTGGCAGATGATGTAAAAATTTCTGATGTTCAATTTGCTGATGGTCTATTGATCATTTCTTTNGAAAAGATTATTCCAGAAGAAAAGAAAAAAACCACTTACTNTATTAAGACAAGTGATCGTCAACTTCTCGTGGAATAAATAAATNGTATCGTCGCCGCAGGGGCCGAGCTGGTCAGAATCAGCTCTTGCCCCTTTTTTCTTTTTGTGCTATAATGTTAGAATTCTGATTGGAGAATTATGGAAAATTTAAATGCGTCTATTGTTATCATGAAAACAGGGACACAAATTATTTGTGATCTGAAAGAAGTTTTCGATGGAGAGGGTGATGCCCGAAAAGGTGTGTGTCTTCTAATGATTCACCCATACGAACTTTCTCTTATTTCGGTTGGNGGNGAAGATAGCCAGCAAGATCTTCAAGTTAAGTTTAGTCGCTGGTGTCCATACTCTGTAGATTATCAATTCAAAATTCCTTATGATTCTGTAACTGCTATTGGAGTGCCTGATTCTGGTTTGGAACAAGCATATAGAGCAAAGATTGAACAAGTAAATCAAGCTATGAATGCTAATGCTCGTCTACAACAAGAAGAAATTGAAAAAGTTGTGAACCCCGAAGTTGTTACTGATGAATGAAACTATTAAATTAATTCGTTTTGATGGTGTGTGGATCATTTCGGAAGTTGAAGAAATTCCTGATGTGGAGTTCGGAGACCCAGATTGTGTGCTAAAATACCCGTATGAGGTGGATGGGTCCTGTGTGGGACCTTTCCCTCCATACTCCAGAGACCGTGAGTTTATTGTTAGATCTTCTGAGATCAGCCTAATTGCCGATCCATCTGATTTTCTTTACAATCAATATCGTGGTCTAGTTGAAATAGAAAAACCTGCTCCTATTGCCGAAGAATCTGAAGAATGAAATTTTACACCAGTGTTGAACAATCGGGAAATTCTATTCTCGTTCGTGGTTATGAAAATGGTAAAAAATTTCAAGACAAAGTTCAATTCAATCCGACGTTGTTTCTTCCTTCTGCTAAGCAGGAAGAATGGAAAACACTCGACGGTAAATATGTTCGACCTGTACAACAGGGAAGCATCCGTGATGCTAAACAATTTATTCAAGATCATAAGGACATTGAGGATTTTCAAATCTACGGTCAGACTCGTTTTCTGAACCAATATATTTTTGAGGAGTATCCTGATGATGAGATTCAATATGACACAAGTAAGATTCGTGTGTTTACTCTTGACATCGAAACTGGTGCAGAGAATGGTTTCCCAGATCTAGAATCTGCTGATCAAGAAATTCTTTTGATTAGTATTAAAGATAGTGAGATGGGCAGGATCACTGTGTTCGGATCTCGTCCTTATGATAATGATGATAAAGAAGTTAATTATCTCCAGTTCAATTCTGAAGTCGGATTACTTAAAGGGTTCCTTCACTGGTGGATGGAAAATTATCCAGATGTAATTACTGGTTGGAATGTCCAGTTGTTTGACATCCCATACATCTATCGTAGGATTGAGCGTATGGTAGGAGAAGCAGAAGCTCGTCTTCTTTCTCCTTGGAAAAATACCATGTCAAGAGAAATCTTTATCAAGGGTCGCAAGAACTTTGCTTATGACTTGATGGGTATTGCCACTCTGGATTATCTTGAACTGTATAAGAAATTTACTTATACTAACCAAGAATCATATCGTCTTGATCATATTGCTTTTGTAGAACTCGAAGAAAAGAAACTAGATCACTCCGAGCATGATACATTCAAGGAGTTCTACACGAAAGATTGGGACAAATTTGTAAAGTATAATATTCATGACGTTCGCCTTGTTGATCGTTTGGATGACAAGATGAAACTTCTTGAACTTGCTTTTACCATGGCATATGATGCTAAAGTAAATTTTGAGGATGTATATTCTCAGGTACGTATGTGGGATAACATCATTTATGTTTATCTCGCCAAACAAAATATAACTATTCCTCCTAAGAGGGAAAGCACAAAAGATAATAAGTATGCTGGTGCTTATGTAAAAGAACCTGTGCCTGGTATGTATGACTGGGTGGTGAGTTTTGACCTAAACTCTCTGTATCCTCACCTTATCATGCAATACAATCTTTCGCCAGAAACACTTCTGAGTGAAAGACATTCACATGCCAGCGTGGATAGATTTTTGAATCAGGAGATTGATTTAAGTGACTTGTCTGGAAAAACTGTCTGTGCTAATGGCACTTTTTATACAACTGAGTATCAAGGATTCCTGCCAAAGCTCATGGAAAAAATCTATGAAGAACGTACTATCTACAAAAAGAAAATGCTGGCAGCCAAACAGCAGTACGAAAATAATCCAACGGTTGAGTTGAAGAAAGAGATTGCTCGCTGCAATAACATTCAGATGGCACGTAAGATTCAACTCAACTCTGCTTATGGTGCCATTGGTAACGAGCACTTCCGTTATTACAAACTTGAGATTGCTGAAGCTATCACTCTATCTGGTCAATTGTCAATTCGTTGGATTGGCAATAAGATGAATGCTCATCTAAACAAAGTTCTCAAAACAAATAATGTAGATTATGTTATTGCTTCTGATACTGATTCTATGTACTTGTGTCTGGATGGCTTGGTACAGAGTGTATACAAAGGCAGAGAGGTTCCTAATGAAAAAATTGTTGGGTTCCTTGATAAGGTCTGTCAGGTGGAACTTGAGCCTTTTATTGAAAGTTCTTACCAAGAATTGGCCGACTACGTAAATGCTTACGCTCAAATGATGAAGATGAAGCGGGAGAATATTGCTAACCGTGGATTCTGGACTGCCAAGAAACGTTATGTTCTTAACGTATGGGATAGTGAAGGTGTTCGATACAAAGAACCTAAGATGAAAATCTGTGGTATGGAAACCGCTAGATCTTCCACGCCAGCATACTTCCGAGATAAGTTATACAAAGCTTACACAATCATTATTAATAAAACTAATGATGATGTGATTAATTTTATCGAGCAGATAAAAGAAGATACTCGGAAACAAAATTATCTTGACATTGCGTTTCCTCGGGGTTGTAATGGACTACAAAAATATGCAAGTCGTTCAAAAATTTATGGAGAGAGGACACCTATTCAGGTCAGAGGTGCATTACTGTATAATCACTATGTACGAAGTAATGATCTTACTCACAAGTACCCTCTTATCCAAGAAGGAGAGAAGATCAAGTTTCTCTACCTCAAGATGCCAAACCCCATCCAAGAAAATGTGATCTCATTTTTCAGCACATTACCAGTTGAGTTTAATCTTGATAAGTATGTNGANTATNGAACACAATTTGAAAAGTCATTTTACGAACCGCTNAGAAATGTGCTAGAATGTATTGGCTGGGATGCTGAGCGAAAGATCTCGCTCATGAGTTTTTTTAGTTAGGAGAATTATGGATTTTTTGCAACAAGTAATTAAGGATAGTAAAAATGAATTCGCTGCCCTTGCTGCTGATGGCATTGCTGCTGGCGACGTTGAATCTTTTGTTGATACTGGGAGCTACATTTTTAATGCCCTGGTTTCTGGATCTTTGTATGGGGGTATTCCCTCAAATAAAATTACGGCTATTGCTGGAGAATCGGGCACGGGAAAGACTTTTTTCTGTCTTAGTGTCGTTCGTAATTTCCTCAATATTGATCCTAACGCTGGAGTCATTTACTTTGAAACTGAGTCTGCCATTAGTAAGCAGATGATTGAAAGNAGGGGAATTGATTCTAAGCGTATGGTTATTTTCCCTGTNGATACTATTGAGGAATTTAGAACCCAGGCCGTTAGAATCATCGATAAATANATGGAGCAACCAAAAGAGGAGCGTAAGCCCCTCATGTTTGTTCTCGATTCCCTTGGAATGCTTGCCACAAATAAAGAAGTTGAGGATGCTTCTAACGACAAGAATGTTCGTGACATGACCAAGGCACAGCTAACCAAATCAGTGTTTAGAATTCTCACACTGAAACTTGGCAAAGCAAACATTCCCATGTTAGTTACTAATCATACCTATGACGTTGTTGGCGCTTACGTTCCTACGAAAGAGATGGGCGGTGGTAGTGGTCTTAAGTATTCTGCTAGCACAATCATTTACCTCTCGAAGAAAAAAGAAAAAGATGGAACNGATCTCATCGGAAACATTATTAAATGTGAGGCGAAGAAGTCCCGTCTGACNCGTGAAGGATCCAAGGTCGAGACNCGTCTGTATTTTGATGAGCGTGGTCTCGAACGCCACTATGGTCTGCTAGAATTGGGAGAGCGAGCTGGCATCTGGAAAAACAGTGCTGGTCGCTATGAAGTCAACGGTAAGAAAGTTTATGGTAAAGAAATTCTACGAAATCCAGATGATTATTTCACCGATGATATAATGGCAAAGCTACAGGAACAAGCATCAGTTGAATTTCTTTATGGGGTAAGTGATGACGGAGAAGATTGAAGCAACTATTCTAAGAAACTTAATTTGTAATGAGGAATACTATCGGAAGGTAGTTCCTCATCTCAAAGCAGAATATTTTGAAGAACATTCTGAGAAAGTTATCTTTGAAGAGATTCACGATTTCTCCGTCAAGTANGATAAAGTTCCTACAAAGGAAATATTAATCTTAGCACTACAAGATAGAAATGATCTCACTGAAGACACTTATAAAGAAAGCCTTACGAAAATCAAAGAGTATAGTGATGAATCAATCGACAAAGATTGGGTCGTCACAGCAACAGAAAAGTGGTGTAAAGATAGGGCCATTTACAACGCCCTACTCCAGTCAATCAAAATTGCTGACGGGGGAGATCCGAAGTTATCAAGAGATTCAATCCCATCGATACTTCAAGAAGCCTTGGCAGTTTCGTTTGATGAATACATAGGACACGACTACGTAGATAACGTNCTGCAACGTTATGAATATTATCATAAAGATGAATCAAAGATTCCATTTGATCTTGAGAAATTCAATCTTATCACCAAAGGGGGACTCCCGAATAAGACGCTTAACGTTGCTTTGGCTGGAACTGGTGTGGGCAAGTCTCTTTTTATGTGTCACTGTGCCGCTTCTAATCTTTCCCAGGGGAAGAATGTTCTTTACATTACCATGGAGATGGCAGAAGAGAAGATTGCTGAACGCATTGATGCAAACTTACTGAACGTAAACATCAAAGATATTGGATCTATTCCAGAATCAATCTTCACTTCTAGAGTTCATCAGATTGGACAGAAGACACAAGGTAAACTTATTATTAAAGAATACCCTACTGCTTCTGCTCACGTTGGTCACTTCAAAGCATTGCTCAGTGATCTACGATTGAAAAAGGATTTCGCTCCCGACATCATTTACATTGACTATCTTAATATCTGTGCTTCTGCTAGATATAAAGGTCATATCGTAAATTCATATACGTATGTTAAAGCGATTGCTGAGGAGCTTCGTGGTCTTGCTGTTGAGCATAACGTACCAATTGTCACTGCTACTCAGACTACTCGTTCTGGTTTCGGCAATTCTGACGTTGATCTTACCGACACTTCTGAATCCTTTGGTCTTCCTGCTACAGCAGATTTTATGTTTGCTCTTATTGCCACTGAGGAGCTTGAACAGTCTGGGCGTATCATGGTTAAACAACTTAAGAACCGATACAACGATCCGACTTACTACAAGAGGTTCACTGTGGGTATTGACAGAGCGAAGATGAAGTTGTATAATGTAGATGACTCGGAAGGTTCTATCACGGACACCGACGAGGAAGAAACCTTCGAACGCTTTGAAGATACTTCCAACAAACAATCTCGCCTCAATAAATTTTCAACTTTTGTAATTTAATTTATGTCTGACACTATTGTATTTCAACGCTACGAAGAGTTTGTAGATGCCGTTACCAGCGATGCTTCTAAAGATTTTTGCTCCCTTGCTGATCGGCTTGTTGAGCTTGATGGTAAAGGTGCCAATATTGAACGATTGCTTACTGCTGGCGTTGGCATTAATGCTGAAGGCGGTGAGTTCCTGGAGATCGTTAAGAAAATGGTTTTCCAAGGCAAACCCTGGAACGATGACAATCGGGAGCATCTTATTATTGAACTCGGCGATATTATGTGGTATGTTGCTCAAGCAACTCAAGCACTCGGAATTTCTTTCAACGAAGTTATTGAGCGTAATGTAAAGAAACTTGAGAAGCGTTATCCTGGTGGAGCGTTTGACATCTACTACTCGGAGCATCGAGCAGAAGATGACCGATAAATAAATGAGATAGAGTTCAAGTCCCTGTTATATCCTTGAGGTATATCACACTTGAACCATCAAAAATATTGGAAGTGTGGCCGAGTGGTTGAAGGCACTTGTCTTGAAAACAAGCAACGTGAAAGCGTTCGTGGGTTCGAATCCTACCACTTCCGTTCAACTTAAAACCTTAAATGAAAAGTTTCAAACAATTAAGACAAGAAGTAACGCAAGAATCGTATCTTCAAAAAGAAATTTTTCAAGAAGGTAATATCATAATGAATGTTAACACTGGGGAAAAGGGTCGCATTATTCGATCTGGTGTTAACTATGTGATTGCTGTTACCGAATCACAGAAGATGTTTCGTGCTTGGGTTAAAGATATTCGTGCTATTAACATCGATGAAAACATAAATAAAGAAAGGAAAAATAGTAGTATCTTTACAAATGGAAAGACAGAAAGCCACGACTGAAGTTAAAAACATGGATGCTTTTTCGCAAGCATTGATACAGTCTGTAGTGTATCATCTTGGTGAAGAAGGAATCCCTTCATTACAAAAGAAAGGTAATGAAGATGATTTCTCGAAGAAAGATCCTAAGGCAAAAGCTGCTCCTGCTGATCCAGCAATCAACATTGCTGCTGGTACTGGAACGAAGCAATCTCATGGTGCCGAAATCGAATACACAACTGTAAAAACTAAANATGTTCAGCGTGAAGAAGCTGAACTAGAAGAAGCTAAAAATAAAGAAGGTAAGGAACAAGGTGCTGATGGCAAAGCTTGCTGGAAAGGTTACAAGTATGCTGGCACTGAAAAAGGTAAAGACAAGTGTGTGAAGGAAGAAGACGAGAGCAAGGCAGAAGAAGAAAAAGAAAAGAAGATGAGTAAGTCTGCTAAGGAAAAGCACGAGAAGGCTGAGGATAAAGCAGAAAAGAAAGCAGGCATGAAGGAGCAAGTAACTCTCCAGGACATCGTTGAGAAGGCTGTGAGCAAGTCTCAGCAAAGATTTATGGGTATGGTTCACGCCAAGAAGAAGGGTGAAATGAAAGGTGGTTCAGAAGAAGTTAAGAAAGCTGCTGCTTCAATGACTGGCAAAGAAGCAGAGAAGTTTGCTTCCACTAAGCACAAAGGTCTTCCTGAGAAAAAGAAAACTAATGAAGCACTTGATCCAGTAGGCAAGGAAGATGCTGATGTAAATAATGATGGTAAGACCGACAATCAAGACAAGTTCCTCAAAGGTCGTCGTTCAAAAGTTAGCAAGATTATTGCTGCCAAAAAGAAAGTTGATGAAATGATTGCTTTGGAACAGGAGATTATTGCTGAAAAAAAGCAGTGAAGGCAGAGCCTACTGTTGAGGTAATGCCAGAAATTCCTGACGCATCTACGCCAGAATTTAAACAAAATAANAAAAAATATAATAAGTATATTGGTAAAGCTCTTAGGTCACAAGAGAAGGATAAAATAAATATTACGGGGAAACCCTAAACTAAAGGAGGATAAAATCATGGGAGCACTAGTAGAGTTAGTAAGACCAATAATTATGGCTGCAATTAATAGCTGCCACACCAAAAAACTTGTATGTGATCTATTAGATAGATACGTAGAGTCAACTGATAACGATGTTGATAATGTTATTGCTGGTGCAGTTAGAACAGCCCTAATGAAAGGATGCTGATTTAAATAAAATATCTTATCTAGGGGAGGCAACTCCCCTTTTTTTATAAATATGTTTTAGATATAAAGTTCATGCTGGGGTAATTAAATGACTCTTTACAGTCGTTCAGAAAATAACGCACAAAGTTTAAAAGTATTAAACACTACAGAAAAAAATTCTGTAGATAAGTACGATTGGGATAACACTCTTATTGTAAATGGTCCTAGCACTGTTGAAGGATCCCAGGGATATAGCACTGCCGCTCGTCGTACAGTTTATATTGATGATGTAGAAGCAACACTTCCTGCAAACAGAGAGCGTGGTTTGACTGCTCCTGGTTGGTGGGAGTATATGACTTATACTGATGCCGCTGGTAATACTCGTCACAAGGCACAGCATCTCGTAGCATTCAAAGATGCTCCCGCAAATACTGCTGACCTAGATGATAATGTTGCTGCTGACGTAGCAGCTACTATTACAATTTCTGCTCAACCTACTAATCAAACTGCTATTGCTCCATGGGGAGGAATTACTGGATTAAGTTATCCAGCTGCTAATGCTCTTAGAGAAGAAGGAGCATATGAAATTGGACCATCTGACTACACAACTAATAATGATGGAACTGGAGCTAGTTTCACTGTTTATGTTAGTGCAACTGGGGCAGTTACTGTAGATTTTGTAACTAGTGATACTTCTGGTGGCCAAGATTTCAGCGGTGGCGACACAATCACAATTCCTGATAGTCTTCTTGGTGGTGGCGGAGCACCTAATGTTGTTCTAACAGTCACTTCTGTTTCCGACGCATCTGCTACATTTGGAGTAACTGCTAGTGTTACTGGTTCTGGATCACCTACACTTTCTTATCAGTGGCAAACTCAGGCACCATCTGGAACTAAGTGGACTAATCTTGCTGGCGAAACTGGCAACGAATACATTGGTATTGATCTAGTACTTGCTGATAATGGTAGAAAGTATAGAGTTAAGATTACTTCAAGCAATGGTGCTGATGAAGTAATTTCTAACGTAGCAACTCTAACAACTCGCTCTGCTTCTTGGTTCTGGAACGATTGATAACCCATGATATTTGATGAATTGACAAAAGACAATTGGGTTTTATTTGCTATAAAACATTATGAAAATCCTTCATCAGTTACATATGAAGATTTTGAAGAAGATCTAAACAGATTTAAATACATTAAAAGATTACTTCGTCGTTATGAAACCACAGGTGAATTGAAAACCCATCTTATTTTAAATCATATTATTTTAATGTATAATGTATTTGGTGATGCCACAACACCATTGTTGTTCTTTAAAATAGAAGCAACATATTGGTCTGTATTAAAGGCATTTTTGCTTTTCCTAAATAGATTACCAGACAGTTTAAATAAAAACGTTGACCAAGAATGTCTAAAACAACTGAATCTACTATAAACGAAATGATTAATTCTGCTGGCGATGGCAGTGGTCTTCAATTGCCACCTGCATTTGTTTTGGTTAATCCTAAACAACATCGTAAGTATAAAAAATCTAATCAAGATTATATTGACGGTAGATCTAAAGGAGCAAAAAATTTACTCTCTCGCATTAACCGACGCAAAAAAATGAAAGAAGAATTAGAAACAATTATTTCTGAAGCGGCACCCTCGGAAACCGAGAGAGCCCAGAAACAAATTGCCCAACAAAAAAAGCTTAATCGTCANAAAGATCTTCAAAAGAAGCGTGACGAAGCTAAGGGCAAGATGATGACAAAAACAAAAGAGATGGACACATTGATGAAAGCCCGTCTCGCTGACTTTAAAAAGAAAGCTGCTGATCAACAGCAGAAGGTAATGAAAAACTCTTATCAACCTGAGAATGATACAATTATGGAAAATACTGCACTAGATGCTCTTGAAGTTGCAATGCAAGTAGCCACCTCGGAATTAACACACGGGGAAACTCAATTTGCTAAAATTCAATTTGAAGATGGATCTGTTCAAAACTTAGATAATTTTTCAGCTAAAAAAATTGCTGCTACTTATGCTTCTCTTTCTGCAGAGAATCAACAGCAATTTAGATACATGCTTAATAAAGATGCTGCATCATATCAAAGTGCTCTTGATTTCGCTGTAAGAAATATTTAAGGGCAGGTAGATGTTTAATAATACGATTAATAAAGAACTCGCTAAATTGGATGTATTGGAATCTAAATTAAACATCTACGAAACACTATCAAGGGAGATGCTGGATAAGTTGGAGAATGCAGTAGATAAGATTTCCGAATCTAATCAACGTATTGCTAATATCCTCGCTAAGCATGATGAACGTATTGACCAAAGTATTAAAACAGATGAACTTATCGTTAAAATGATTGAGGATGTCAAGCACAGTAATTCGGAAGAACATAA